TCTGTGAGATACTTCGTTGTAGGCTCTGACTTTGGATTTTTTTTCTCTGCTACAATACGAGACTCTGCTTTATCTATTCTTTTTAGAGTTGCGATAAGGTCATCCTCTGTAAATGTAGTAGGGTCAATCTTATATTTAGCGAGTAACTTTGCGTTATCATTAGATACTTCGATTCCTTCGTCAGTTGTGTCATTGTACTCAGTAACATCAGTTACATCGTCAATAACTTCGTCAGTTGCTTCTGTCATAGCAATATGGGTTAAACAGATAATAAAAAGAAATGTTTTAAAAGTGTTTCTCAAACTTCATTCAACCTTCCGTAAAAGGCTGTGTGAAATCGGATATTTCTATTATATGAGAATAGTTCTCATTATCAAGTTTAATTACTTCATATGATTCACATATTAGCTTTATCCACCTGTGCGAATACTCATTGACGAGCTTTTAGATACATACTAGCTTCTTTCATTTTCTTTTGAGTCTCTGGACTCTCAGGGTCAAAGTCAGGAGCAAGCATAATCTTTTTATTATACTCAGACATAAACTCATCCTCGATCTTCTTTAATAGAAGGAATCAAGGATGGTTCTTTAGACTTTTTAGGTCTTCTTGCTGTTGTTCTGTTAGTTTCATAGTGTCGGGTTTTGGTTAGCTTGTGAATTTATTGTATTCATTGACATCGCTGCACTTGCTGAGTCTTGTTGTCATACTTGTGCTTGTTCAAACTGTTTAGAGTCAATATAGGCGTTTGTATAGGACTCTAGTGCTTTGTCTCTCGCAGGAGTTGGCAATGCTTGCTTGTAGATTGCTATATAAGTGAGTAAGTCCTGATTTGGCTGAGGTTCTGATACTTCTATGTTGTTGTTGAGGAGTTCGAGATTGTTCTTTGCGTGCATCTCATCGACTGACTCTGGAATGAATACAAGTGGATCAGCTCAATCAATACCACTCTTTTCGATTACTACTCTTAGAAGTGAATCCATTGCATATCAAGGCTTCATATTTCCAATTAGGAGATTTGCTGAGACTGTGAGCTTTTGAAAGTCTTGATTATCTTTGTCTCGCTTCTCATCGCTTGAAACTACATAAATGTTAATGTTTCCACCTGTAACGAATTGCTTTTTAGTAAGAGTCTGAGAGAATGCTTTTCCATTGTCGAAGAATGCAATATTGATCTTACTTTTTTCTCCCATATAAAGCTCGTATGATCGGAGAATATCTTGCCACATCTCTTCGTAAGAGTCCATATAGTTATCTCTTTTCATCCTGAGAAGTCTATCTGCTTTCTGTTCGAGGATTTGTACTTCTGACTTAGTCTGTGTTCAAGGTGCTGATTGTCCACGAGAGATATCATTGTTTCCACTTGTCTTGTTTGCGTATTGAGGGATTTGCTGCAGAAGTCCGTCAACTCTTCCGCTAGATTTAGATACTGGAACATCTATAAATGTAGGCTGATTTCCAATATTTGAGAAGTCTGCTTCAATATAACGATTACCAACTTTTACTTTCTGGAGTGCTTCAAGGTTAACTCCAAGATCCTTGTTGATTATATGATCTCATCCGAGTTCTTCGAGACGAACTCCAGCTACTTTAAGTCCAAGAAGCTCTGATTCAAGATCCTGATAGTCAATAAGCTCATCATAGAGTGAAGACCCAAAGAACGAGCCTCTTTTTGGAGCTCTTCGATGAAGTTGGATAGGGAAACGAACTTTCGCTGGATTGAGTTTCTCAGCTTTTGAGAGTCCTTCAAGTTCTACTTCACGAAGACAGTATTCGAAGTTATTACTCCAAACTGTCATTAGTTTCTTTCCTTCAAAAGTGGTAAAGTGGAAGTAGAGAGAAGTCATTTCATCATCTGGCATCTGAGTCATATTAAATGCCTGTCCTCTTGCTTGCTCTGTCTTTCTCCATTCTTCACTAATTCCTGCAAGAACTTCATCACGATACTTAAAATTCTTATTGTCTCGAATATAAGAGATTGGAACTTGTTTTTCTAGTCCGATAAATCGCATCTCTGAGTCTGCGTAGTTCTTTGGGTCTGGGATGATAGATAGTGGGTCAATACATCCAATAAGAGGAGTATTTTCATCGTCATCGAATCACTCGATAAATGTTGCAGCGAGTCCATAAAGATTGTTATCGTCTATGATCTGTCGTTTAATCTTCTTTATTCCGAGTTTACGATAGAGAAACTTTGATACTTTCTCCGCATTCTTAACTATCTCATCTTCAAGAACACCCTTTTCACTCACGAGAGCAATGTCTAAGTGGTCAGTTAGGAAAGTAGCAGTCTCGAACTGCATATTGTCCCACAAAAGATTAGATTTTATAAATCCAGGTGGAGGAGCTTCAAGAATCTTTGCATCGGCTTTTCTTTTACGATCTCGTTCACTTCTGACGTGTTCAAGTCCTTGTGTATATTCGTTCTGTACCTTTGCTTTTAGTTGTTCATTCATAATGAGATTGATTATCATTATTAGTATATACGATTTTTAATAAAATCAAATTATATTGCCGAGCCTATTATTCGGAGTGGTTTTGTATTCTCCTCTGTATGCTTTACGATATTAAAGTAGAACTTCATAAAAAAAGCATCAAGCAAATCTGGACTTCTACCAATACGTTCTTTCATTTCATCTTTTGACTCTAATTCAATCTTTCATTCCTTATCAACATTTTTAAGCATAACATTCTCTAATTCTTGTATGAATAATTCCTTATCACTATCATTCTGAAAAGCTCTCTCGTCAATAGATACAAGTCATTTCTCCATTAGTTCACGGAGCTTGAATTGACACTGTGTTTTTAAGTTCTTGTAATTTACTCGCTTTGTATCATCATATTTTGCTTCTATTGGCTGTATTGCTTGTGCATTATTTACAAATCATCTTGCTCATCGCAACTGGTCAACAACTCATCACCCAATTCAGTCTGAGTCTATTACCTCAAAACTTCTACGGATTCAATGTTCTATTTCTAATTGCCTGATTAAATCTACTGTTTTATCAGTAGTTACATATTGTTGAATATACACTTTGTATAAATGATCTCAATCCCATATCATTTCTACTATTCTATCTCATCCAAGACGAGCAACATCGCAAGAGAGAAACTTTGTACCATTCTTTGCCTGTGGATTCGTCCACATATCCAGAATCATATTTGTAGTGAATAACTTGTTAGGATTGTTGTCATAATCCCAATTACCAAATAGCAATCGTTGTCTAGTGACTTCATCAGCGTTCTTGAGTGATTCCTCATATTTTGTATGGTCAATATGAGGGTTATCTTTGTATAGCGATTGAATAAATACCCTTCACTTCTTAAATAAGTCTTCTTTACTTGGTCTTATGAAGTCAGAATAAAGGTGTCATTTATCTGGATTGCATCATAGGATTACTTTTCCTGTTAATCCATAGTCTTTTATCTTCTCAGTAAAACGAGAATTAATTACATTTATTGCTTTACGAGAATTTTCTTGTGCCTCATCTACGAATGCAAAAGTAAGTTCATAACCTCATAAGAAGTTGAACTCCATATCTGTTGGCTGTTGTTTAAGAGGAACAAAGAATATTCGAGAGTTATTTGTATAGTGTAACTCCTTTGTTTGCATATTTAATGTATAGTCTATTCCCTCTTCTAATCAATGTGCTCTCAATACCTTCTGCATTGTCACTAGGGATGTCTTTCTAAGATCGTCCCACTCTCGTCTTCAAACAAGCCAAGCGATTCAAGGATAGGCAATACAAGTCATATTTATGATTTCACATATTCCCCAAGTCTTTCATCATCTAGCTCATCATCCAAAAAGAATCTCCGTAATTGCATTATCATTAAATGCTTTCAGGAGTTCTCATTGTTTCTTTGTAAGTTGTATATCTAAAGTTTCTTTATTCATTTCAAACATTTATATTTATAGCTTTCACTCAAGATACATCTAGGGTTGTCTTCTGGTCTACTTCTGTCTTATCTTTCCAATCGTAGTTGTTCTTGAGATTGAATATAACTCCTGTAACTTGTGTGTTTCTATAGAGCTGTTCTTCAGTCCAACTCTCGATTCTTTGCTTCGCCTTCTTTATAGTGTCAAAGAATTGCTCTTTCTGTTCGTAGTTTATAAGTGTTTGTCTACTAGTTTCAAGCTCTAAAGCAAGTCAGGAAATAGTAAGAGGTCTTGTACACTCCTTAACTCATTCTGCATTTACTGTATAACAAGAATTAAAATAAGCATCTATCTTTTCTTGTAGATCCTCTTTTGTTTTGAATAGTAATGGTTGTCCTGGATGATCTGCCATATTTATTTAGTTATAGTATTTCATAATTATAGTTTAATAAATCTTTTCTCTAACTTAACTTTCAAAGTGTTTGGATTGCTATCATTTATATCAATCATTACTTCTTTGTAGTTGTTTGGATTTTCTCATTCAGGGATTTGTTTGTAGAGTGTGTTCATAATTGTTCTATTTTTAAAATCTCTTTGTAGTTTTCTGGTGTATCTCTGATTTTTAATCCGTTGTAGAGCCTTACTTAACACTTATAATAGATTTCTTTACGGCTTCCCATTCTGCCTGCGTTAGTTCTGTAGTTAGAATAACTTGTGAGAATGTTTTGCTTGGCTTCATACTATTTTGATATGATAATCTTTCATATCTAGTAGCTTCATTGAAGGTTTTAATTTCTTCTTCGTAGTTTGGATTCTCTACTTGTTTTTCAATAGTGATTTTGTACATAGTTTTATTGTTAGTATTATATAGTTTTATTGTATTTTTGCAAGAATACTTCTATTTGTTCTTGATTGTATCAAGCGAATAGTTTACACTTAGGATTTACTTTGCCTGATTTAAGAAAATATTTTTCTCACCATATATCTTTCAATGAAATCATATTATTT